CCAGTTTTTACAAGATCAGCTTTGAGCTTGTCACCCTTTTCAGGATCGGCAATCTCAGGAATGTGCTGCTGCAACAGTTTTGCCTGCTCTTGCAAGAACGACTGGCGTGCTTGCTCGTTTTGTGCATTCTGTTGCTGTTGAAGTTTCTGGACCTCAAAAACATGTTGGTCATACTGCGCCTTCGCCTCATCGTAGTTCATTTTAGCTTCCATGTATCCAATGGGGTCACTATTGAACATGTCTTTCGTTGGGGGTTGGGGTGGCTGCATGCCGATTTGTTGTGATTGCTGTTGCAACTGCAAGAAAGCTTGCTGTTGCTGGGCCAATTGTTGAGCTTGCTCTTTATATTGTTTTTCAACTTGAGCAATCTCTTGCATGCGTTGATTGATATAGCCTTGACCAGCAGCCGATTGTTTCAACTGATCCAGTGTCCACATTTCTTCTTTGCCGTTTACTTTAACGGGGATGAAATTGGTTTCCTCAGTACCTTCAAGCTCTGGAGTGGTTTCATCTAATTCAACGTCATCTAGGTCAACATCATCGTCATCGCTCTCAAATTCTTGAGTTAGCTCTTCCTCTTCTGTTGCCTCTTCTAGTTCAACCTCTTCTGCCTCGACTTCCTCTGCCTCTGCCTCAACGACTTCAGCCTGTTCCGCTTTAGCTTCTTCGGTTGGTTCAGTAATTAGGGATACTGCTTCCTCAATTGTAGTCGTGTTTTCCACGGTGCTACTCCTTATTTTTTACGATCTAAAAGTGTCTCTGCTGCAATTGCAGCGTCAAGGTTCACTTCGATCAAGTTTAACGCACGCAGAATAGCATGCGCCTCTTCACGCTGCTCAATGTCTTGAGCCGCACTGTTTGCGAAAATCCTCATTTGATCTTCACGAACATCCTGAACGAACTGCTTAAATGCAGTGTCGTTCTTTAACCTTTTGGCATCTTCAGCCTGTATTCTTACATCTGTACTCATTGACCGCCTTGTGCAATGTTAGCCACTGTACGCAGTTTTTCCTGTTCCGCCTTTATTCGGGCAACATCTACGTTTGTGCCATATTGACCGTAAATCTTAGCCGCATCAACTATTAAGTCTTGCGCCATTTGGTCTCTCTTACGATCATCCTCTGCCGCAGCTTTCTGTGCGTCTAACTGCATTTTCATCATGTCAGTATTCATCTTAGCTTGAGCCTTGATTTGCTCTGACTGTAAGATTGCTTGAGTTGGGTCTGGCTGTTGTGGCTGTTGTTCTGCCATCTGAGCCTGCTGCATCTGCTGCATCTGTAACATCTGCTGCTCAATTTCAGGCGTAATCGGTGCAAAGTACCTCTCTGCGTTTCTAATACCAGAAGTTGCCAGAACATCTGCCAGTGTGTTTCTGATGTTTGTCAGGCTAACCAGGCCATTCATAGGGCCGTAGTTCTGATACACTTGCTGCTGTATTTGCAGCATACCTTGCAGAGCTGCCATCTTCTCTTGCTCTCTGCCAGTACCGAGCCCCACATTAATCTGAACATCCATTTCTGTATTCCAGACACGAGGGTCAACAGGCACAAACTGACCGTTTAGGCGGATCATCTGCTCTTCGTCTATATTCTTAACGTGTAAGTTAAGAAGCAGTTTAAACATGCGGCGCATGCCTTCTGAGAGATTACGAACCATTACCTCGACTTGAGCTGCCGCAGCGTCCACAGTGGCTTGCACGCCTGATGCAGTTGTTGACTGCATGGCATTCGGGTTGAGAGCCACGTTTTGAGTGACGCCTGTTTTCTGCTCTACTAGGCCATCCATGTACTGTAATGCGCCGAGCGTTTGCCCTGCTGTAAATGGCACTGCAAGGTCTTGAACCGCACCTGGCTGTCTCATTCTCACGATTGCGCCAATCTCGTTGTTGAGCACATCGTCAATATTGACTGCGCCATCAACTATGCCAATGCGTGGATTGTTCGTCATGGCAACATTATCTAGGACGCCACGAATGATTGCTGTGGCTGCATCCTGATCGTCAAAGATTAATTCTGCTAGACTTCTTCCATACATAGTATGTGGCTCTGGATCGACTTCGAATACTGCAAAAGGAATGTCATCAACACGCTCGAAGTCTAGCAGTTTGTAAGATGAACCACCGCAGATGAAACGGTGCAATATAGGTACGCCAGTACCGTCTACGTCTAATCTCATGTAGGCTTCTGTAATTGCTACATTACGCATAGCAGGATCGCCAGACTGATCTTCATAATCGTCTTGTGCGTACCCTCTGCGCTCAATGTCTTCTGCTTCAGATATGTCAGATGCGCCGTATAGACTGTCTAGGTTGTATACATCCTCAAATGCATATCCCATTTCAACTAAATCACCGACACGCATTTCTGATCTGTGGCAGACCACATAGGCATCGTCTAGTGTTCTTGCCTGGCTGTTTACAAAAAACTCTTCTGGCGGCACGCTTTCTATTTTTAGCTTACCTTCTGGGATTTGTCGGCTAATCTGCATGGAGTAGCTTGGAACTTCTATCTCAACGCCCATGTCATCCATAGACATAGATGCTGTCATGGTTTCTTCTAAAACCGATATACCTGTATCCGACAGAATATAGGCTCGTTCTTCTTCACTTAAATCTGTGTAGCTATAGGTTTCTGTTCTGTACTTTGTTTCCCAATAGACTTTGACGATCCCTTGCTTTTTAACCAGAGCATCGTGGAATGCATCGTTTAGAACTCTAAATCCGTCATTCTGGTTAAAGACGTAATGCATATAGTCTGTTGCCTGTTCAGCAAATGCTGTGTCTTCTGGCCCCTTTGGAATGTATTCAACTGGTCTGGCTGTAGACATAAACACACGCATCAGGCTTGGCTTGACTGCACGAACAACATCTCTGACTTTAGTTGCGACTACGTTTGACCTGCCATCCTCAAAGCCTATATCAACCTCGCCATCGAAGTAGCGTTGGGCTTTTATTCTGTCTTGCGTGATTTCGCTTTCAACAAAGTCAACGGCTTGAGCAATCGCGTCCTGAACGATCCCCTCTACTTGTGTGAAACTCTTTTCTGTTGGTTCCATGTTTTACTCCAATAAGCCCATTTGTTGCGTTACTATAGGCGCTCCGACTGATACGCCTCTTTGTGCGCCTGCTGTTAGTGAAGCCGCTAATCTTTCAACTGCTGCTTGAAATGCAGCTAAACCACTTTCGTCTACAAGTGCATTTCTAACTATATCTGGATTTTCTGATGTTAAGATATTAACAATCTGCAATCTCTCTGCATCATTTAAACTTGGCGCTGCCTGTTTAACAACATCACGAATTACTCTACCTGCCGCCATAGGGCTACCGCCTAATGCTTCTGCAACATCTCCAACATTTACACCCATTCCCTGCCGAGCTTGCTGTGCGGCTGTTATGGCTGTTTGAGAACCACCTAATATAGATGTGGCTGCTTGTTGAGACTGAGCCGCTCGTTCTACAGCTTGTAACACACTATCTAATTCGTCTTGTGGAATAACTATTCTTAAAATCTGACCTTCTTTTCTGTCTGGGTCTGATAAGTTTGTCATCATGCTTCGCATACTTCCAGTACGCATTCTATTTCTTAATGCTTGAAGAACACCAGTTCTATAAGCCTTTAAAGCTGCTTCGCCTTGCCCTCTGATTTGTTCTAGTTCTAACTCAACAATATCAGGCGATTTTGAAAGAACTCTTTGCCCCTCCTGAAAAGCTTCTCGTGCGCCTCTTGTTGTGGCTGCTTTTGCTCTAGTCTCTGCCAGTTCTGGAACTGTTAGGTCTAAAGCTTCTCTTAGAGTTTTTTCAACATCTCCAAATGCTTCGCCGACTGTTCCTATGCCGCCAGGTTGAAACTCTCTTGAAGCCAAGTTGCTAATTGTTCGTCTGACAACTTCAGCTTGTTCAACTGTAATATCGTCTGCAAACTCTACAGTTCCATCATCTTTGATTGTAACAAAAGGCTTATCACCTGTTGCAGATTGATAAATTCTGTTTAAAGCAGATTGGCTTTCTGGAACATTTTTAACGGCTGTCTCTAATTCGCTAACAACTTCAGGACTAGCTTTTTGTGTTTTAAATTGAGCGTATTCTTGTCTCTCTAAAATCCTTGCTTCTTCTTCTCCAGCCTTCATGCCTCTTAAAATATTAGGGTCTTCAATTTCTGATAAGTAATCAGATATTTGAGACATTGCCTCTTCTCTTGTGAGCTGTGGCCTTGCTTCTAAAGTCTGCCTTAGTTTTGAGGCTGCTGGGCCTCCAGAAGCTCGAAAGCTTCGAACCGCATCAAGCAGTGTTCTATTTTCTGCCATAATTCTGCCACTAGCAACGCCTTCAACAATCTCATCAACCGACATTCCGCTTTCTGTTGCCAATCGTTGTAATTCGTTTTCAACAGCTTTTGATCCACGGCCTCCTATTCTACGCCGAACAAAATCAACAAGTGAAGTTGCTAAACCTGTAATATATGGCGCGACAGTTTGAACAGCACCTCCGAGAGCGCCGCCAGTAACTGTACCTATTCCAGCGCCTAAAGCTCTTTCTTCTACAGTCTCTCCAGTGCCTATACCAGTTAAAGCACCTTGAGCTGCTCCAACACCTAAAGCCCCTCTAACTCCAGAAGGGGCGGCTATTCCTAAAACTTTTGCAACTGTCGGGAACCTACTTCCTAATGCCGCAACAGTTCCTGCTCCGCCAGTAAACAATCCTGCAATCAAAGCAGGTAAAGCAGCGCCGCCGACTTCGTACGCAATAGCTTCGCCTGGCCTTGCTTGTTGGTATTCTTTAACTGCGCCTCTAACTTCTGATAAAAGCTCATTATATTCGCCAGGCCCAAGAGACCTAATTGCTGCCTCTATTTCGTCTGCAAAACCGAAAGTAACACCTTGCGCCAGAGCTCTTGTTCTTTGCGTGGGTACATATTTTTTTAACTGCTCTTGCTGCAAAGATTGATCTATAATCTGACGTTGCTTTTCTGTTAAATCCGCCATCTAGCCCTCCAAATATTCTTTGCGCTGTTCTTCAGTCATTACTGTTTGCCAATGTTTTTTCCAGTCATCGTCTGTTGGAAATCTAGCTGTATCTGGATTTTCTGGAACTTGCAGAATAGTTGGTCTTTCAGGACGAGTTCCTTTAAATCCAAAATCAGGTATTACAAGGTTTGGATCAAGACCAGCTTGTTTTGCAAAGTCTGCATATTGTTCTGCAATACTCTTATATTGATTTTCAGCTCCTGCATAAAGACGAGTTGCTCGATCAACAAAATCGGCACGTTGCGGTACAGTTAGTCTGGTTCCATCCACAACACGATTATATAAACTTCTAATTCTTTGGTCTACGCCCCCAGCGTTTTGTGCGGTAGCAAACTCACCTTCACGAACAACAGAACCTGGATCAAGAACTTTCATAAAGTTAAAGATCAAAGCCAAGTCACCAGCAGCAGATGGATCGCTAGCAGAGTTAATAACTCTGGAATATGCAGAACTAACGTCAGAAAAGTCTTTAACTGCTTTAAGCCCAGTAAACTCTTTTCTTGCATCAGCTATACGTTTTAAAAGCTTGTCAGGGTCTTCTGTCGGCTTTGGTGTTAGTCTTTGCTTTGCAATCTCAGCCATTACTTGAGAAGCCATCTGAGGGTTCTGCTGCACAATATTAGCAAGATCGGCATAACCATTGCTTCGAAGCCAATTAACTGTCTGATTTACATTAGCTGCCTGAACCCTCTGAGCCCCTCGTGCTCTAATTCCTTCACCGCCTCTCATTGTAGGCATAATCAATGGATCGAGAGCTGCGGCAAATGTTTCAAAACGACTGAGCCCTGTCTGCGGATTAATTTGACCGCCATAATCAAGAAGACCTCTTATACCGCCCATCATTCCGCCTCGTTGCTGCGGCATGTCCTGTTTCATTGTTGCTCTTAACGGCATTCCAAATGGTGCGTTTCCATCCATCGTGTTTTCTCCTTGCTTGCCAGCATACTGTAATAAACCTTTCAGTCTTGGCCCTCTAAACTGTGCAATCCCATATGCTCCCAAGCCGCCGCCTTCTGGGTTATAGGCTTGGGGGTTAATCATTGGGAAGCTTTCGACTTGTAAATTGCCGACTATCCCTGCGGCTTGAGCATCTGTAAATCCTTGCCCTTTAAAAAAATTGAATGCAGTCTGCACATTATCAGGAAGGTTTTCTAACTCACCTTTGTCTGCTGCTGTAAATATTTCTAAGGCATATTGGCGTCTTTTACCCATACCCTCGCCGCCAGATCGTTCATACTTTTGTTCAAACATCTCGGCATAATCTTGAGGCGAGATAGCAGTGCCAGAGCCGAAAGCATCTAAGGTTGCGCTCTCTGGCCCTTGTAGCTCCTGCATCATGTACTCAAGCTGAGTTTGCAGAGGTATGTTATAGTTGACTGCCATTAACCTTAAAACATTCCTGGCAAGCCTGCCGCAAATTGTAGATAGCTAAACAATCCAGGTTGTGTGCCTTCTCTAGTCGTTAATGGATATGGAACAACTCCGAGAGCTTGCAGAGGTAGACCCATTGATCTTTCTGGCTCTCCCACATAGCCCTGATACTGCCCACGAGCCGCATCAATAAGCTGCTGCTGTAATGCTTGCTGTAGAAGCCCTTGCTGCGCCTGCTGCTGCTGAATAGTTTGACCTGTTGTAAATGCTTGCTGACCAAGCCCTGCAAGTTGCTGCGCCGCGCCAAGCCTTGCTGCTCGATCTGCCATTGCGCTTTGCATTGCCTGAGAATATCCAGCCTGTCTTTGCTGCGCTGCAATATCAGCACCCATTCTGCCATATTCACCTGCAAGCACACCCTCTGCAACGCCCTGCCTTGATCCGCCAAACGCACCTGCTGCACTTGCCTGTGCGCCAAGCTGATTAGCCGCCATCTGGCGCTGTCTCTCTATGTCCTGCTGGGTTCGCTCAATGACATTTTGTGTGTATGGGTTCATGTATTGACCGACTTGCAACGGCCCAGTCATTGCGCCCATCGTACCGCCCATTGCTTTCTGCAATGCACCTGCTGCTGCTCGATTGACATCAAACCCTGCTGTTGCTTGCGGTGTTGCCATCGTTGGCATGCCGCCGCCTGCTCCTGCTGCTACACCCATCTCATAACTCCTTATAATCTAATCTTGCGTTCATGCTAACGACCTTTTTACTTATCTACCACGATTTACCCTAGAAAATGTTTTTGCTTTTTTAGCTGACATTCTTTTCGGTTTGCCTGTACTTGCTGACTTGCCTGGATGACTTTTTTTAGTTTTCTTTTTAGTTTTTGTTGGCTTAGGTAAACTTATACGCGAGTCGTTGTTGTCGTTTGTATCTGGCCTTGGCCTTCGTACGATTGCCGTAGGCTTGGGTTTAGAGACTGCACTAATTATATTTGCAAGCGGCGATATTTTACTAACATCGCTAGCAACTCGACTTGCTATGTTTTTAACATCTCCTGCCATTGCGCCCATATGCTCACCAAAGGTCATGTCAAACGGGTTTTTATCAACTCTTCTAGTATACCCTGCTGCATTAGCTAAAGCAGGGTCAACTTGCCCAGGGCCATATCCGATAGCAACAACGCCACCTTTATCATCTACCCCATAACCAAAATTAGGATCGGGCGTTACTCCTGCGGCAAAGTTTCTTTTTTGCCTCGCCATATGTTCAGCCATACCCATTCTATTGTTTGGGTCTAAAAAGTCTGAAACGCTATCACCACCGCCATAAGGGTCTCTACCCCCAGAAGACGAACCGCCGCCGCCTGTGCCACCGCCTGTGCCATACGCAGTATAATCAATCAAAGCAGGAGCATTTGCGCCATAAGTGCCAGTCACTGGATCAATAAAAAAACTATCAATGTATGACTTCTGCGCTGGGCGTCTGCGTGCTAACTCAGCTTGTGCCTGCTCAAACAGTGGCGCAGAGGAATAACCACGAATACCACCTGCATATTCTGTTGCCGTTGGCATGCCTGTAACACTAGCGCCTGTCGGTGTTGCCAAGCCAAACGCACCTGCTGCACTTGCTACATTCTGCATTGCAGCTTCCTGCATAGGTGTAAACGCTGCAACGTCTGGGCCATAATACGGAACATAACCCATTTGAGCGATTGCCTGAGCTCTGTTTAGATTTTCCTGCGCCGCTCTTTCTATATATTCTGGTATTTCAACTGATGAAGTTGTTGAACCGCCTTTTCCGCCAGACATTAATTAAACTCCTTTACATAAGACGAATGCGTGGCCTTCCAGCCATGCTTCGCTAATGGTTTCTTCCAGCCAAAACGACCAGTCATTGTAAGTGCCTCACATCCTTGAGCTTTTGCCCACTGTATCACATCTTTATGCATATCCAAAATCTGATCCAATTCGCCGCCGCCAAGAAAAACATTCAGTACCTTTTTACGTGGATATACCACAATTTCAGTGACAATACACCCCTTCTTAGAAGGCCACAATTGCATAGTGCCTTTGTAAAGACCTTCTGCCACATCTACAAAATCATGCGTGCCTCCCGAATACTCCAAAGCCGCCTCTATCCAAGGGCGGCAACGATCTATCTCAGACTGAAATTGTTCCTTACTCATGTATCCTCGTAATCGCTAAAGTTGATGCAGGAGAAGCAGGACTAAACGATGTTGCTGCTGTCGCATTTAAACTACCGTTAGTGTTATCAACTGCCCATTTCATTTCAATATAATCATTCGCAGCAAGCTCAAGTAAAAACGATCTTGATGCTGTCATAATACCGCCGTTGTTATGAATAGTTTTTATTACAGTCATATTAGCTATATTTGTGCCATTCTTAGCAGGCCAAAAATAAAACTTAACGTCACTTGCAGAGCTTGAGGTTATTTCTGCGGTGAAATTTAAAAGATACTCACCTGCCTCTTCAAAAACAATTCTTTCATTGTTTGTTGCATCACGATCTATTTTATATTTATTTGTTGGCGCATCATAAGTAATAGAATAAGCTGTATCTGCTGATGCAGCCGTTTGACTTGTTGTTCTCATAAGTTTTACATGACCACCACTAATAACAATCTGACGCCACTCATTGTCATACGATATTGTAGGCCATCCGTTAGACCGATCCCACATGAGCAGGCCATCATCTGTGGCAGGCTCGTTACCTGTTTGCTGAACAAGCGGTATGCGTGTCTGACTGAGATAGGTCATCAAGCGCCTACCCCAAGTTTGCCAGTCCTCGCCCTGCGGCTCTGGTGGTCTGTTTTGCTGTGTCACCTACGGCCTCCGCCCACAACGTCCAATCTGTTTATGCCCACACGCCAGTCTGTGTATCTCGTACCCTCTACACGCATTCGAACCTGACGCCCTGTAAAACGCATGCTTGTTGGGTTACTCATCGTAAATGGCCCATAGCTACGCTCTGTGTCATTCGGATAAAACCTAGTCTTGAACGTGGCATTCACATCGCCCTGCGTCTTTTCGTCTGGGATCATCTCAGTCACAGACATGACTTGATCTCCAGTGCCAATTCGTATCGGGCCACTCTCAGCAAACGGTGTAAGGCTGTCATACTCCAAGCCAACTTCATGCTCGTAGATTTTCTTGTCAGACGCTTTTGCCATCATAGGTTGACGATAAACACCACGATCTGAACCTGCTGTTCTGTCTAGCTCACCAATATACCAAGTTCCCTCGACATAGTTAAACACAACATAACGATCATTCTCTGTGTTGCCTGCACTTGGATAAAACCACCAAATCTCACCAAACATAGAGTTTGACATGCCAAAGGCTTTACTGATCTGCGCTCTGTTTATGTCATTGAAAACATAATCAGACACATCGCATGGAAGCTCTTCAACTGCGCTACCATTGTAGGTGTAGAAGGAATTAGCGCCCATCCAGAATGCCCCAGCGTCAACAACAACTGCTGCCTCTCTTGCTGCCAAACCGCAAGATGTGCCAACACGCTCAAAGCCATACACATAAGGCGGTCCAATGTAAGTAGCAGAGTGTGCATCTCGTGTGGTTAAGATTAAAGTCTGTCCACGCACACGCAAACCCTTCATAATAGAGCCAGATGTGTTTAGCTCCAAATCACCTGCCTCGTTTGTCACTGCTGCTGTCCAGAGATTGTTGTTTTCTCTGTCTGACCACTGCACTTTACGAGGGTTGCCGCCTGCACCCAATGCAAACAAAAACCGCTCTGCTGTCACAACTAGGCTTTCGTTGTTTACAGGTGCGTTCGGTATAAGCTTGGCTGTTGGAACATTCTTCAAGCTTATGCCATCAACATCAAAGTTTGGCGTGTTATAAGCATTCGGAATAATCTCTATCTTAACTTCTGTATCGTCTGTATCAAAACGAAAGCGGTTCTCTCCAACAGACAATGCCTGATTAACTAAGACAGTTGTGCTTGTTGTGCCTGTTACTTTCACATTTACATCTGGCACTGTTGTTGCATCGCTATCGTCATTCGGATCAATCAACGTCACGATAATATCGTGCGTGTCTTCTGTCTCATCTGAGTTTGCCAGGCCAGATACAGTCTGATCCAAGTTACCAAAGTTTACTCTTGCAAGCTCATGGTTTGCGCCATGATCCACAGTAAACGAATGTGTTGAGCCAATGTCCTGCCTGAAGACATGAGCCGCACCAACGCCAACGCCTGTTATATCTACAGCCGAACCGCCTTGCGTTGCGGATAGCTGAAACTCAGTCGCGCTTGAGTTGATGATATAATAATCTGTGCCATCTGTCAGACCAGCTATATCTGTACCACCACCATTGCTGTAGGTCACAATCTCATCATCAGAAAAAGTATTGGCTGTAATAATCTTGTCGTTTGCCGCATCCACAACAGCAACATCTGTGCTGTCTATTGTAACTGAGTTGTTCGCAGTTAAATCAATGGCTGCGCCACCTGATGTTAAGGATAGCTGAAACTCAGATGCAGATGCAGCAATGATAAAATAGTTTGCGTTGTTTGTCAGACCGCCAATATCCACACCGCCGCCATTGCTGTAGGTCACATAATCGCCTGTCGTGAATGTGTTTGTATCAACGATCTTGTTTGTGGTTACATTAACAACAGTTGCGTCATCGCCATCAAATGTCAGTGCATTGCGTGTTAGGTTAATCGCTGCGCCGCCTGATGTTGCCGCAAGCTGTATTGTGTTTGTTGTAGCCCCGACAATAAAATAATTTGTGGCAGTCGTTAAGCCACCCAACGCTGTCGCAGGAGCAGCAGGCACAGTGTAAGTTACCTCATCGCCATTGCTAAACCCATGCGCCGTTATTGTAATTGTATCTGTGCTGACGTTTGTGTTTGTTGCATCATCTGCATCAAAGGTTTTGATAAGCTGTTTGTATTCAGCCACACCGCCAGAGATTGTCCAGTTCACGCCCTTTGTCCAATCGCTGTCTGCATCGAACGTGCCGTTTGTCACAAGCTCAGAGCCAAAAGTTATATCTAAATCCCACTCGTAAATTTTGCCATCGTCTTCAGTCATGGCAACTAGGTTTTCGCCCCATGTATCTAGCTGCCAAGCTGTGGCAGGCAGAACTGTTGCCGTGTCAGGACGAGCCACGCCCCAAGCATACTTGCCGTACACGCCGCCACCATAACCAGTAAAGGATACAGCGTCTTCTCTGCCAACTGTAAATGGAACTGGCGTTATGTCGTATCTCACGCCTGCTGCGTTATACGCATAAAGATGCTCGTATGATCCTGTCGCTATCCAACGATCTGCGCTGTTGTCAGCCCAAGTAATCATGCCGCGAAGTTTTGCATCGCCTGCTGTGTCTGACCTGGTGCGCCATCCGCCCACTGGACGCATAACACCGTCATGCCATCTAACGAGGCTGGCATCTCGCCAACGGCCTTGTGACTGTAAATCTGTTCCGTTGCGATATACGCCTGCTGGAATGTTTAAATCAATTAATGCCATTGACGCATCCTTATTATTTTATTTACTCAGCAGCAATGTCCTCTGGCTTTGCTTCGAGTGATGCCGCTAACCTCGCAATGAAAGCCTCTCTACCAACCATAAGCTGATCCATGTTGAACTGTGCATTGTTTAGCTTGCGCTCTAAATCTTGTACATGATTAAGCAATGTTTTTTGCTCATCAGTAAAGTCATCTAAATTATACTCAATCTCGTTGACTGTAATGGTTTTCTTTTCGTCTTTTGCCATCTTGTCAAACCCTTATGTATTCGCTGCAATAGCTGCGTTAACAGCCGTCATGTCTTCGCTAGTCCAGTAGTCTTTCGCTACCATAAGCTGTAGATGTTCGACATTGCGTGACACCATGTCAGTCCACTCATCGTCTTCCATGCCCTCTGGCTTACCTGCATTGAGCAGATCAACAGAGTGACCCATTGCTGTGTAGTTTGTTGCGATTTCTTCAGCAGTTAGTTCATCAGACATTTCTTTCTCCTTTTCTGTCTAACTTATTCGGCTTCAAGAGCCGCTACTTTGGTTTCAAGTGTTTCAATACGATCAATAGCTTCTTGCAGTGCCTTGACTGCTTTCATGTAGAGGATGGAATATTTGACAGCTTTAGTAACAGTGCCAAGATCATTTCTATCGTCATCAAAATCAGGCGTTTCAGTAACAAGACCCGACATTCCTGCGGCCTCAACTTCTTGTGCAATTACACCAAGACGATTGGCTTCAGATGCATTGTCTATCTTCATGCTATACTTGCGAACACGCAACGCTTTGATGTCGTCCCATTGACTTGATGCGTCTTCAATGTTTTCTTTTAGTTTTTGATCAGATATAGCTCCATAACTGTTGTCGTGGTTTTTTACATCACCATCTGAAGCTACCTCAAATCTAGCAGTTGTATTATCAGAACAAGTAATAAAATTTTGACCAGTGTTGTCTGGTGATGAGGCGTATCGAACAAGTATACCATATGTTTGACTTGCAGTTGTTGTATTTGACCTAAAGGCTGCACTATAATCAGCGTTGTCAGCATTAACGGTAAACTGAGTAGTAGTATATCCAGTACCCCCATACGAAAAAGAATCTCCCACAGAAACTTGACCAGTAGAGCTTACAACTATCCTAGGATTACCATCCCCATCACTTAGCACGATGTTGTTGCTTGAGGTGCGGATGTCTAGGCTGTTTTGATTGCCGTTGTAGCCGCCTAGTATAACATTTTTACTACCAGTCGTAACAAGATGTCCTGAGCCATAACCACTACTATCACTAGAACTACCTATAAAAGTATTAGAATGTCCTGTTGTTACATCTTTCCCTGCGTTTTGTCCGACAAAAGTATTATATCCATTTCCTCCAGTTGCGTTACTATTGTATCCTGCATCTCTACCTATAAAAACATTTCGCCTTCCAGCCGTATTTGTATACCCTGCCTGATACCCAACAGCTGTGTTATGATCTGCGGTGGTATTTTGAGCTAATGCATAACGACCAACCGCTGTATTTTGGCTACCCGTATTATTATTAAGCAAAGCACCCGAACCAAACGCAGAATTATACAAACCTGTTGTGTTAAGTTTTAAAGCATTAGCACCAGAAGCTGTACCTTCATAACCTGTCGTATTATTAAGCAAAGCACGAAAGCCTGTGGCTGTATTTACGTTACCAGTGGTATTAGAGCCAAGAGAATCTTTACCCAAAGAAGAGTTAGAATTACCAGTTGTATTTGCATTTAGAGCAGATTTACCAATAGCTGTATTATCGCTTGCTGTTGTATTATTAGCAAGTGCGCCTTCTCCAACAGCAACTAAACTTGCACCAGTCGTATTAGCCACTAATGCGTCATCACCTAGTGCAGAGTTATTAGTTCCAGAAGTGTTAGCCTCAAGAGCTTGGTCACCTACAGCAGTGTTGTTATTCCCAGTATTATTTTCTAGTGCTTGGTATCCTACTGCTGTTGAAAAACTACCAGTTGTAACTGATTTAAGAGCATCTGCCCCAACAGCAGTATTTCTTGCACCTGTTGTATTCGCTGTCAGCGCACCAGAACCAATCGCAGTATTGCTACCACCTGGACTTGAGCCATCCAAGCTGTCTAGCGCTGTGTCGCCCAACGCCACGTTGCCAGTGCCATCAGGATAGTTACCGTCTAGCTTAATATTTCCATCAACAGATATACCTGTCATGTCAGAGCCACCGCCAAGCAGTGTATCAAGAGTATCTAAGTTTGTGTTAATCTTAGTACCCCAAGTATCTTCAGACGCGCCGACTTCTGGCTTCGTCAAGCTATAATTTGTTGTCGTTGTATCTGCCATTTTTCTACTCCAATCAGGCGTCTATATTATGCCGCTTCAGTCCAATTCGTTGCAGGCGGTGTTGGCGCATCTTGCCATATACTGGGCAAACTTTCAATTACTACCTCTTCCCACTCATCTACAGCCGCAGCAGGCGCTTCCCACTTCTCTCTGCCATTTGCCACAATCGAGCAAGCAGGTGAAGATAATGCGCTCACATTCCTTACACGCGCAATCGTTGCCGTACCAGACAACGCCAAGATAATTTGCGGCGTAAACTGATATACAGCCTCTGCATTCGCCGTTACGCTCAAGCTAGGCAATGGATTAGCATCACCCTCTCTCACTCGCGTTGCAGCCGCCGTACCAGATGCCGCACAGCTAACTGTTGCGCTGCCTTGCTTTATTTCCTCCGCAGAGGCTGTGGCAGACGCCGCACAGCTAACAGCAGCAGCGCCAGCCTTAACTGCCACACAAGATGCCGTAACAGAGGCAGCAGGATTAGCTGTGGCGCTGCTCTCACGAACACGAACACTATCCGATACCGTGCTAGATGATGTGGCAACAATAGATGCCGCTAATCTTACCCTTAACGCAGCAGAGGCCGTTGTGCTGACTGTAGCAATAGTACTGATACCCTCAGTAATTGTGCCATCAACACCAAAAGCCCTCGTACCGTATGTACCAGTGCCAAATCCAGTGCGGTAAGTTACGTCAGGCATTAGGCTAGTGTAATATCAAGATCACCAGAAGGAACTCGAAAAACATCCCCTGTATCAATTGCTTTACTTGCTGTTAACGCTGCGTAAGCTATCATATTGCCACCAGTTGACGCATCAAACACAGCAACATGGCTAACTGTGCCAAATGATGCCGTAGCTGTAGGAAACTCAATCGCCGCAGAGTTTGACGCTGTATCGCCAGAAACCGTAAACGTAGCTGACTGTCTCGCATAGGCTGTGCCAGATGTGCTAACCTCTGTGCCGCTTGCATCGTCAGCAGGATTAGATGTGAATAACGCTAAATACCACGCTGTCGGGCGTGTTACAGATGTTGCAGTAAACACATAATTTAACACATGTGTTTCAAAGGTGTCAGAAAAGCTCATTATGAATAACTCCTAATTCTCATGCGGCGGCCTGAACCACCTGTTTTTGATCTCTCGCCTTCTAAGTTTATAGCATTAATTGCTGCCTGATACAAAGACCCCCATACCTGTAATCTAGGATCATCTTTTAAATATGGCGCTGAATGCATTAACGCACCATATAAATAAGCATTCGGAAAGTATTCTAAAACCCAGTTTGATGTGTTTGACGCACTCAACGCATCAATACGAGAGAAGTAATATAGCTCAGTTGTGTATGTGCTATCTGGCGTGGGATAAACTTCTAGCTCACCTGCTGTCACCGCATAAAACGCAGGCTTGCCAGATGCATCGCCAGACTTATAACGCCGATCCAACATCTCAGCCTTACTAATCAACTCCAATGCACGAAAGTCACCAGAACTAATGTGAAAGCTAATAATCTCAAGAAAGTCAGCAGGAATAGCACTGAACTGACTGTCAATCGGCGCAATCGCACGCTCCTCCTGACGCCAATGCCGCAAGTTCATATTTAAATCACTCTCAGCCATTGTAATAAAATCAGGTATGACTGATGTTAAATCATCGCGGTTCAGAAAATCCGCAATGCTTGATTTTAGTTCGTCATAGGTTGTAAGTGCCATTTAACGGTTCCCTCGTAAATAATCAAAAGCGCCCAACAGTGCACCTACTCTAGCAACTGGGTTTGGCTGTGCATACTGTAACAAGCCTCTACCTAAAGCCATCATTTGTTCTTTAGGCTCGTCTTCTCTCATAAAATGTGCAAACTCATCTATTTCTTTTTTAACAATATCAAAAGATCGAGCAGGAGAAGTTGATGGAATATTAGCCAAAGCAGACCCTGCTCTCGGCCCAAACTTATCAAACAACCCTACAGCCCTATTTCTGTCATACTCATAATACTGATTATTAAACGCATCAATGGCTCTTCTTATTGTATTATCAGAATATTTATATCCTTCTGGGCCATCTTCTCTGACAGCAAATGCATTCTCTGCATCTCCAGTTAAATCAACATAATATTTACGAAGCTCAAAACTATCCATCTAACAATCCCACGCCTTACGAGACCAGTAATTAGCCGACAGTTTGCTTGACTTACCCTTAATGCCGCCAGATCGAGCGCAATACGACTTCTTACGCTTTGGCTGGTCTTTCTTTATGCTCATCTTGGGATCGCCAAAATTTATTTTCTTTACCTGATCGCCTTCAACTGCCAAAACTTCAAACTTCTTAGGACCACCACGACGAGGCTTATTAATAGCCGTAAAGCCGTGCCTCTTCTTTGCCGCAGCAATCTTTTCTGCTCTGCTTCTTGCCATTACTTCTTTTTCTTCTTCTTAGACAGCGCACGCAAATCAGCATTTGTTATCTTATTACGAGGCTTTGCAACTGCCGCAAGCTTCTTCTGCTTGGCAGAATATGTCTTACTTCCTTTTGGTTTTGGCACTGCTTTTTCCTTTCATAATGT